ATAGTAAGTTGATGGATGGCATCGAGGTTTTTGTCCCTCAGGCAAAAATCGCACAGTATCCATTAACCCGCAACTTTCATGAAATAGTCGCCAAAATGACGTCTAAGGTTGTTCAGAGGGAAAAGGACAAAGTTGTTGTACAACATGGTCCGATTCCAATTAACCAGGATGTCAATGTGACCCGTAATGATGCTGCTACTGTCTTAAGCGCTTTCGCTAAGAGGATTGATAAGAAACCTCAGGAGAAAGTGAGCGAAGATTTTAAGGTGGGAATCAATGAGATTCTACGACTTATTGGTGAACAAAAAAGTACGATTATTGTTGACCAACCGATGCATGAGGCTTGGATGAAAACACAGTCTCCTGCTAAACAAGAGGAAGTCCGAAGACTCTTAGATGAACCTATCTATCCGCAGTCAAGTGATTATTTCGAAGTGTTTGCCAAACGAGAAATTACTCTCAAGCCAGAGGGTAGCGATGCACGTGCAATACACACCCAAGATCGAATTGCACAAAACCTTTTTGGGGCAGTAACGAATGCATTGAACTATCGACTGGCTGATGTTCTCCAGGAAAATAATCCTAATACGGGGGTACAACAATTTGTTATTTACCCTTGTGGAGCAACTGACAAGGAGATCGCAGAAATGAGAGCAAGGCAAACTGGCCAACCAGTGGAAGGGGATTATTCCAACAACGATGCGACACATCCTAGAGAGGCTAGGCTCTATTACGCAAGAGTGTTGGCAAGGCTTGGTGCACCTGAGTGGTGGCTAAAGCTCTATGTGGGTATTACGGACGTACATGTGTATTCTCGACAGCTTGGAATCAAGGCTGATGTGAGAGGCCAAAACCATAGTGGTGAAACTACAGTCACCATTAATAATGTGTTGCAAACTACGGCCACTGCACTTGGAACGTTCATCCGTACTGGAGTTAATAAGTTTTCACTTTTGGTGTATGGTGATGACTCGCTCGCTACTGTGCCTGAGAAGGCAGAGGACGTAGCCAGAGATTTGGAAGAAAGTGCCGCGAGCAACGGAATGAAATTAACCGTTGCAACGCCCGAAAGACATCAAGCTACTTTCCTCCAGACCAGAATCTATGAGCAAGGACACGAAGTCATACCCGTACCAAAATTGGGAAGAGTCCTAACAAAGTTAAATTTGCGGTCTAATAACAATAAGGCTGTAAACGATAAGGACTATTATGCAGGCAAATATTTATCTGCCGCATACAAGATGAGATTCTTCCC